CCTTTGCACCTTTAAAATGCCGATTATATATGATTATTCTGCCTTTGGCAGAATAATCAAGATATAAAAGGTAATTTATCGGTTGCAAAGTAACAGTTACCAAAGCACTTATAAAGAACGCCCACCTTTAGGTGGGCGTTTTAAATGTGCAATGGTGTAAAAGGTGTAAAAAAAAAATATACATTGCCTAAAATATAACACCATGTATAGTATGTACCCTTAGCGCACACAAATATATGAATTATTTGTGTTATTCAAGTAAGTGAATCATTTTTGTTATCCAAAAAAATATTATATTCAAATAAATATAATATTTTTTTATATAATGCCTAATAAATATGAAAATGGAATATTTATTTTTAGAAGAGATTTTAGAGTTATTGATAATATTGGCCTAAACTTGGCAAACTCTTTATGTAAACGAATTTATCCCGTTTTTATATTTACTCCAGAACAAGTTACGAATGCGAACTCTTTCAAGTCGAACAATGCTGTGCAATTTATGATTGAATCATTACAGGATTTATCTTCTAAAATTAGTCTTATGGGTGTGGGTAAACTTCTTTGTTTTTATGGCGATAATGTCTCTATTATTTCTCAATTGATTACCCACCTTGATATACATGTTGTTTGTTTTAATGCAGATTATACTCCATATGCTATTAAAAGAGATTCAGCGATTATGAAATTATGCGATAAAATGAAAATTGCTGTTGAATATAGCCATGATTATTATTTGCATGTACCGGGAACCATCCTAAATAGTTCTGGAGATACCTATCAAAAATTTACACCCTTTTACAATACAGCTATCAAAAAATCCATTGCTTTGCCTTTAACATCTTTTCGCGCTAAAGATGCGAAAAGTAACCTATCTAATAATGATAGTTGTTGTAAAAAAAACATTCGATTTGCAGCAACGAACAAAACATTACTAAATACTATCTCTTTGGAGGATGCGATGAAACGATTTGTAGAAAAAAACGATCATATAATGGTACACGGTGGGCGAGATAATGCCATTAAACAAATATTGTTAGCGTCTACATATATAAAAGATTATTCGCAAACGCATAATTTGTTACATCATCCTACATCTCAATTGAGTGCATATATAAAATTTGGATGTGTTTCCATTAGAGAAGTGTATAAATTGTTCAAGAAGAATCATGATTTCGTTCGCCAACTTTTGTGGCGCGATTTTTATGCGAACATCTTGTTTGCATTCCCGCATGTATTGGGTTCTGCTATGAAACCTAATTACAATAAAATAAAATGGGAACGAAATGCTGGCTGGTTTAAAAAATGGTGTGCCGGGGAAACTGGGTTCCCCGTTGTTGATGCCGGTATGAGACAATTAAATCAAACCGGATACATGCACAATCGTGCTCGGTTGATTGTAATGTCCTTCTTAGTTAAAACATTGTTATTAGACTGGCGTCTAGGCGAAAAATATTTTGCTACTAAATTGACCGATTATGATCCCGCGTCAAATAATGGTAATATACAATGGATCATGGGGGGTGGCAGTGATTCTAATCCGTATTTTAGAATTTTCAATACATGGCGGCAAACAGAAGAATATGATCCTCATTGTGAATATATTTTGACATGGGTTCCTGAATTGGCGAAAGTGCCAGTGAAAGATATTTTGCATTGGGATACCGAGTATGTGAAATATACAAGGGTTGTTGATTATCCCAAACCAATTGTCAACTATTATGATCAAAAAGAAAAGGTTTTAAAATTGTACAAGGCTGCGTTCTATTGATTTGATGTTTGTTTTGCGATCGCATTATAGATCTATATAATATTTTCCCAATTCAAATTTTGTTCCCTTGAAAAAATCAAGGTTTTCCATATATTTAGAATAGGGGATGATACGAATATCAAAACTAATTCGTGTTTTGTTTGTTTGATTAATACGATTGCAATGTCTTAATTTATTGAAATAGGCTTGTAAAAACTGGTCGGGTTCTAGAACCAAGTTCTCAAAATGGTTTGGATCTATTCCTGAATTCAAGGTTGGTTCGTAATAAATACTATTTGTTGAGAACATCTTTGTTAAAGGTATCACAAAATTTATTTCATTTTCATTGTGTCCAAAATTGGAATCGCAATGAAGTCCTATTATGTTTTCTGGATCATTTGGATCACATCCAATTGCTGCTGTTTCTGGGAAACTGAATCTAATATTTGGTGTTTTTTGGATGACTAGTTTGGTTTCCTCTGGGAAAAGTGGTTGTATGTATTTTTTTATAAATGCATGATAGGTTTCATTAAATATAGGAGTTTTGTCCACATATTCATGGAAATGTTTTATAAAAATAGAATTGCGGTCATTTTTCCAACCATGTATTTGTTTATGATACTCTTTGTCTTCCTTTGAAATAAGCGATGTTGCTAATATATCGTGTAGATTATCTAGTGAGTCATAGAATTCATATTTTTCTTCAAAAATTGTTTGTATCATTTCTTGAAATGGGTTCTCAAAATCATGAATTTTAATCATTTTATTTTATCTTTTTTTGTTTTTATATATTTTGTTTGTCTTTGTTTTTGTTTTTTGTTTTTTGTTTTTTGTCTTTGTTTTTTGTCTTTGTTTTTTGTCTTTGTTTTTGTTTTTGTTTTTTGTTTTTGTTTTTGTTTTTGTTTTTGTTTTTTGTTTTTTGTTTTTTGTTTGTAAAGATGAAATATTCAACAATCATGATCTTCAAATTTTTCGGAATTATCACTATATCCTGCCCTTTGTCTGCCACATCTCTCTGTAAAACAATACCATTTGGCGGTTGGTTGAAGTCTTTTCCAACATTGATCATTTGCATAATTCCAATGTTCTTTTGTATCTCTCAATAAAGGTATTGCCCATTCATATAGCTCTATTATTTTGTCATAGAATTGGCGATGAACTATATATCCAGATGCAGTTTGTGCTTCTATCACCTTTTTTAAAAAGGGGTATTGTGGTGTTTGTTCAGCTTGTTGAATATTATAGGAAATCATGCATACATCAAAGTCTATATTGTTTTCGTAAAATGTTTGTAGTTGGTTCTCAAATTCTTCTTTTGAAATTGTAAATTGAAAATCATCTTCTAGAATGAGGACATTCGTATAATTGCGCTCTTTTGCTAGTTTTATAGCATTCAAATGTGACATTGTGCATCCTAATATTCCTTGTCCAGGTGTTTCTATTGCTTGAATTCTTTCTGCTACCTTTACTAAATCGTGATTTCGTAACTCCATTTCTATTTCTTCTTTTCTGTCTGCGCGTTTGTCAAGGTTGATATACAATATTTTATCTATATTTTTTGACATATGTATAGATATTGTATTTTTCATTTATATGATTATATCACTATTTTGTAATTTCTTTCATTTCTTTCATTTCTTTCATTTCTTTCATTTCTTTCATTTCTTTCATTTCTTTCATTTCTTTCATTTCTTTCATTTCATCAAAAGAAAGGGTTAACCAGTATTTTAATTGTGGACGAAAATGGGAATAGTCCCAGTCCCAAAATTTTGACATATCATAATGTATATATTTAAATTTCGCTTGTTCAAATTCATCGCAATAATCGTGCTGTATTCCTGAAAAAAATAATATATGAAATCGTATATTCATTTTTTGTAAGGTACCTATGAATGTTGCCATTTTTTCTTTTGGTAAAAAATAACAACGCGTTATAAGTATTATTAAATTGCATTTGCTATTATCCAAAATATCATCATGTAATCGGTTTAATCGGCGTAAATATTTTTGGTTGATTTCATCTATTGTACCTTGATCGTGGGGAAACATGATATTATTGTAAATTTTATTTGTATCACATATTGAATTACCTAATAGTTTACTACATATATATTCACTATCGTGCGTTTGCAATAATTCTATACATAAATCTATTGTCGTTTCTAAACTGGAATATGTTGGATCAGGACCATTACTGGCAATCCAATCAAAAGGATATGATGATGTTCGCATATTTAATTCTTTTAAAGCCATCGCAATTGCACAATGATCTCCTAATGGTATGATATTCATTATTTGTTTTACTATATATAATAAAATGTTTTTTATTATATATTTTTATATTTATATTTACATATTATTTGTATGTTATTCTAGTCTTCATAATACACCTAATTTTTTTACACCATTTCACATTTCAAATGCCGACCCCTGCCCGCCCTTCGGGCTCTTCGGGTCGGCATCTTTGAATGTAATTAGGTAACTGTTACTTTGTAACCGATAAATTGCCTTTTATATCCGAGAAATCGCCTACGGCGATTTCAGGTTATATAAATCGGCAAATTGAAAAGGTTAAAAAGTGTAAATGGTAATAGTTACCTTTACTCATTTACGCAAACAAAGTGGGCGTTTTGAATGAGAGAAGGTGTAAAATCTTCACTGGTATAAATGTACATGGTGTAAAATGCAACTTTTTTTTGCAACGCAAGAAAAGTGTCAAACAAAATTTAATATACTATTTGTAAAATTGATATTATCAAAATTATTAAAAAAATATAAAAAATTTGCTAATTCCATATTTTCAGCATTCAATATATATTCTACATTATACTTTTGCATTTTTAGTGATAAATCAATATTATTATTAATATTATGAAAATTTTCATAAAAAGTAAACCATTTTTGAAAAACTTCTACTGGTGCTATTAAAAAACTTGTTGGTAAAATATTAATTGGTTTTTGAAAATGACTTATAGATATATATGATAAATTAATATTGTTCAAATTTATATTTATTGGATTTTGATAATCAAATCTACATACAATCACAGCATCATATTTCTCATTTTTATTATTTATATAATTACATAAAATATTGCGAACCTTATTCTTTGAATAAAATTGTGAAAGTATATTATTTGTATTTTTTTTTATATAATTAGGTGCATTATTATATACTATTGAATTTATATATAAATTTTCATCAAATTGATCTATTTGTTTTTCAAATTCATATGCAGATGGTTTATACAAAGAAATTAAATCGGTTTCGCAGTTATTATGTATCATTTCATTATTATTTATGTTTCTCCATGGTGAAACATTGTATCTTTCATTTTCATTTATTATCCATGTATGAAAAAAAAAATCAAATGTATAATCTGATGTATTAGATGTTACAAACTTGTTTATGTTATCAAAACCGGTTTTATAACATCTAGGTTGTCCATATAAACAAAATGCTATTTTTTTTTTCATGTATTAAAAATATACTATATATTTTTATATTTTTTATATTATTTGTATTATTTTTATTATTTTTATTATTTTTGTATTATTTATACCCTTTACACCATTGCACATTTAAAACGCCCACCTAAAGGTGGGCGTTCTTTATAAGTGCTTTGGTAACTGTTACTTTGCAACCGATAAATTACCTTTTATATCTTGATTATTCTGCCTTTGGCAGAATAATCATATATAATCGGCATTTTAAAGGTGCAAAGGTGTAAAATTTTACAATGTTATTTATTTTCTATGTATAGCCATACGATTGACATAAGATGCATGACTTTCATCACCACCAAAGGTGTTATCATTGTAATTCAAATTAATCGCTCTATGTTTTCTAAATTTGGCATATTCCGAAGAATCAGCAACAAATTTTGTATTGGTAGATGAAGCAGGTATTCCGCTAGTATCGCAATTGCTAAACATATTGCGAATGCGGCTTTTCCATCCAGGCTTATCAGCATTTGTAGGATTTGGGCCACCGCAACTATAATGAACTCGACCGAGGAAATCACCAGAATTGTTTACAGCGCGAAAAGGTGTAGTAACACGTTTTTTACCGTTGACAATACCAGTTGCATATGCAGTATTCCAAGATTTTACAAGAAGTCTTCTTGACATTACTTGTTCGCTACCTTTGTAATTTGTAATGGTTTGCTTAGGTGATTTTCCTTGAATACCGCCGCCTAATAATTTACCACCCAAATTTGGTGCTGTTAAATAGTTTGTATTTATAGACATTATATACAATATATTATATAAAAATATTTACTTAATATATATGTCAACTTTAGAAATGCTAAAAAAAATAACTACCGATGATACAATAACGTCATTTGATGCAAATTGTATTCGTCAAAAATCAAATTGGAGTAAAGTTAAGAAACAACACAAAATAGACAATGGTTATTTTGATTCTGATGTTTTTCTAAATGATATTAAAAATAGTTCCCCAAAAGTAGATGCTTTATTAAAAAAAATTGCTGATTTAGATAGAAAAGATGAAAAAAAATACGGAAAAAAATTCAAACACTTCATTTTTTCTGATTTGAAATCAAGCGGGCATGGCGCTAAAATGTTGGCTGCAGCATTGATATCATCCGGGTGGACACTTGGTTATAATGCTAAAATGAAGATTGAACCATTGGCAAATGCAGAAGATGAGAGTGAAAATTATGATAGCGGCGATTTTTCTCCAATAGATTTAGTATCATTCGGTAAATTGAAAATGGGAGGAGAAAAGAAAAAAACGGATGACGATGAAGATGATGAAACAAATAAAGTTAAATGGGGTCCTATCACTATGTTAGAAGACGAAGACTTGAAAAAGACCCGCGGATACAATTTTTACTTGTTATCATCGGTATCTGTTTTTGATAAACCCATCAGTGTAAAAATGAAAAAGGATATGTTGGCTAAATTTAATTCTAGACCGGATAATATTTATGGAGATTTGGCAAGAATCATTATTATGGACAGCGGATTCAAAGAAGGAATTGATTTGTTTGATATTAAATATATTCATATTTTTGAACCATCTGTAAACGCTGCTGATCAAAAACAAGTCATTGGGCGTGGAACGAGAACATGTGGTCAAAAAGGTCTTGAATTTAATCCTACAAAAGGATGGCCGCTTCATGTATTTATTTATGATTTAGAAATACCGGGGTCTCTACAATCATCGTTATTGCACGCTTCTTCTGCATTTGAATTGTTTATGAAAGCAATGAATGTAGATATACGATTAGTTAATTTCATGTACGATATAGAACGATTATCTGTCATCGGTTCTGTAGATTATGAATTAAATGAAGCCGTGCACAATTTCTCGGTGAATCTTGAAGACGATGATGAAGATGAACAAACCATATTTGGTGGTAAACATTTAAAGTTTGGTGAAATAAAGAACAATGTAATTAATAATAACAAGATAATGAATTATCAAAACATGAGAACCTATATAATTGATAATTATGGGCAATACAAATGGAAAAATGTAGAAATGGAAAATTTATGTCTAGAAAATCAAAAAGGAGGTGCCGCAGCAAGTATTTTGAATTATACACCTTCGCAGGATTTTATTCGTCATTATTTCAAGCCATCAGCTCCTGTAAAGGGAATGTTACTACACCATTCTGTGGGTACTGGTAAAACAGCATCCGCAATCGCAGCTGCTTCTACCAATTTTGAACCAGAAGGATATACTATTTTATGGGTAACGAGAACCACTTTGAAAAATGATATTTGGAAAAATATGTTTGTACAAGTTGCAAATGAAACTATTCGCAATAAAATTGCAAATGGGGAAGAGATACCTAATGATCCCAAAAAACAAATGCGCTTGTTATCTAAATCATGGCGTATTCGCCCATTGTCATACAAACAATTCAGTAATTTAGTATCCAAACAAAACGAATTTTATACGCGACTTGTAAAAGAAAACGGTGAAGCAGATCCTCTTCGCAAAACTTTACTTATTATTGATGAAGCACACAAATTATATGGCGGTGGTGATTTATCGTCTATTGAAAGACCCGATATGGTGGCATTACATGAATCATTAATGAAATCGTATGCGATTTCAGGAGCGGATTCTGTTAGATTGTTGCTCATGACTGCTACTCCCATCACAGAATCGCCAATGGAGTTGATAAAACTAATCAATTTATGCAAACCGATTGACGCACAAATGCCGCATACATTTGAATCTTTTTCAACTGAATATTTGGATGAAGAAGGACATTTTACAAGTAAAGGCGAACAACAGTATTTGGATACTATTGCCGGACATATTAGTTATTTGAATAGAGAAAAAGATGCCAGACAGTTTGCACAACCTATTATAAAACGAGTCATGGTACCCATTGTAGACAAGGATGAAATGGAAAGAGTAAAACAATATGACAAATTTATAGCAAAGACAGAAATAGATGAACATGTTATCAAAACAAAAGAAACTGCCGAAAAAATAAGTGAACGATTAGAAGGAGAACTTTCCGAAATGGGGAAGGAACGATTTCAATATTTGAAAAAAGCATGCGAGAAAAATGCAAAACAAATACCTGCGAAAACATGCAATAAAATAATGAACAAACATATTACAGAATTAACAAATGAAGTAAAAGAGTATGTAAAATCTATAAAAACACAATTGGATGTTATTAAAAAAGAGATCAAACAAATTTCACATGAAAAAACAAAGGGGTTAGAAAAAATAAAACAAAACATTGAGCGTAGACCACAAGATTTCGAACAATATAAGAACAGTTCTTATTATTCTTTGCGAAGTAATTGTGGGAAAACTGCGAGAACAAATCAGGAATTATTAGAACATTTGAAACAACATCCTGACATTATTAAATATAATACAGAAATAAAGGACCATAAAGATCATATAGAAATGCTTAAAAATAAATTGAAAATTGATACAGAAGCCTATAAACTGCGTTTGAAACAATTGAAACAATCTTTAAAAGACAGAAATCTAACACCACTAGAGAGAGAGATTATTAAAGTAACGATAAACAACCATGCTGTTCAGTTTAGAAAAACGCAAAAAATTTCTTCTATTCAAATAAAAAAGGATATATATGAGAACATGAAAACAATCGCGTCTCTTACTAGCGATAAGAAACAGGTTTATAATAATACAAGAAAGACGATGAAACAAGAAGTAAAAGAACAACAAAAGAAAATAAAGGCGGCGAAAAAAGAAGAGAAAAAACTTAGAAAAACGATACGCAAAACAGGCGATATTGAATACAAAATAGAAGATGAAGAAATCAATAAAATTGTAAAGAAATATGAAATGAGTATAAACAGTGATTTGGAAGAAGCGAAAAAAAATGAAGAAATGGAGGAAAAGCGTAAGGCGGACATTGCATTGGCAAAACAAGCGAAAAAAGAAGCTGCTGAACAAGCAAAAAAAGAAAAGGAGATAAAAAAAACAGAGAATGAAAAAGCGAAAACAGAAAAGCGCAAAGCGAAAGAGGAAGCAAACAAGGCAAAATTAGCAGCCAAAAATGCACGGAAAACAAAGAAGAAATCGCCAAAAAAATAAATATATATATATGTAAATGGAAACAATAGACAAACTTACTTTGCAGTTATTAATGAACAAAAATACATATAGTAGATATATTGAAAAAACAGATCCCAAAAAATTCAAGGAAGAACAAGAATTCAAAGAAAAAATCAAAAAATACAAATCGCGCATATTGTCTTTTACTATAAAATATCTTGATGATACCACTTTACACTTGAATAATGAAATGGATGCGATAATGTGTGATTATATGAAAACATATATCAAGTATTTTGAAATGATTGATTTAGAAGTATCCAATTTTTATGGCGATCATGAAAGAGAAAAAGACGCAGATGAAGATACCATGTTTGTAAATATGGATAGAGGAAATTCTACTTCTACTTCAAACATAAATTCACCCATATTTGAAGATTTAGAGTCAGCAAGTGTAGTAGCTGATATAGGATCGATCACTGCGGAAAATGCAAATAAATTACTTTGTCGTTATACGATGGATAAGTATGTAATGCGGAAATAGTATGTAATGCGGAAATAGTATGTAATGCGGAAATAGTATGTAATGCGGAAATAGTATGTAATGCGGAAAAAATAATATATTTGTAAGAGTAAAAATATATTATTATTATAATAAGCTCTCATGAAAAATACCAAATCAATATATGCATTTTTAAATAGCAAAAATAACAAAAATAACAAAAATAACAATAATAACAAAAATCATAATAGAAAAACAAAACGAATACACAAAACCAAAAAAAACGATTTTCAAAAAATGAACTGCAGTCCAGCAGTAAGCAACAAACAAATACGACAAGACAGTTGTTTTACACCTGAAATAGTAATGACCATTGTAAAGAAATATAATGAAAAAAACCCGAGTAACCAAATCCTTGAAACGAACCCAAAAAATGCATGGATATTATTAAAAGAGCGTCTTTCATGTAAAAAAGAGGAATGTTGGTTAAATCAAATAGATGATGAATCTATGCGACAACAAATAAAAAAATATATTTTTGCACCAAAACATCCGCCAGAATGGAATGATAATCCAGATGAATGGCTTTCCAATTTTGATATTTTTGAAGTAGCCAAACAATATGAAGTATCTTATCCTGAATTTAAAATCATTGGTCCTACAACAATTGATTTTGATACACGACTTCCTGAAAAAAGCGGTCAATGCGTTTTAGAAGATTTGTGTACATTTTCTTTAGAACGATTTATAACGGCAAACAAAACAAAAATCGGTATTGTATTTAATTTAGATAAACATTATCAAAGTGGTTCTCATTGGGTATCTTTATTTATTGATATAAAAAACAAATTTGTATTCTTTTTTGATAGTGCAAATAATGGTATACCGCCTGAAATTTGGAAAGAAATAGATAATAATAAAAATCATACATCTTTACCATTAGTAAATAGAATTATACAACAGGGGTTAGAATTAACTAAGCCGATTCATTTCCAATTTTACTACAATACAAAACAACATCAGCAAGGAAATACAGAATGTGGAATGTATTCGTTATTTTTTATTATTACAATGTTAACTGGTAAAACGTCTTTTACAAAAGGGAAATTATCTATTAAGAATCGCATAGAATTGTTTTTGAATACAAGAATTCCAGACAATGTTGTATTTCAATATAGGAAAATATATTTCAATGATTAGACACTTTATTTTTTCTCCCTATTTTATAAATGAGTACTTATAAAAAGAAATATAGGAATAAGGAAAAACAAACTGGAAAACAAACAGAAAAACGAAAACATAAAAAAACGGTAAAGAATCAGGATGCGCGAGTATTGATATGTTATAAAATAACCATAAATGGGAAATCCAATAAAAATAAAAATGGTGGCGACAATGGTGGAATAAAACGAGTATTAGGACTGCATTCATATACTGATCAAT